ATTACACCAGTTGGCAATGACAATGGCTGAACTGATACCAATTTGTTAGCAATCAACTCAGGCATAACACGACGAATCATTGGGAACATTACCTTAGGGATAACATAGTCGCCAACAGCACCTGAAGTCTGAAGACCACCATCCTCATTAAGTGTTCCATTCTCTTCGTTAAGAACAGAGTTCAACCATCCCTTAGGAAGTGAACCTTCGTTTACCATTTTCTTATATGAGTTCTCAAGAACGAGCTGAGTATTGAGTTTTTCATCTTCCTCTTCGATGTCGTTTGTGATCCATCCCCATCGTTTATCAAGTTCCTGCTCAAAGTCTCTTTTAGCAAAAAGTTTACTCTCGTACATTTATTCAATTACCTCCAACTTATTTTCTAGCATATGCAAGAAGTTCTTCTTTCAAAGACTTCTTAGGCTGCTTTTCACCTTCGTCATCATCTTCTCCACCTTCTTTTCCGGTGTCGATATAAGAATCATCTTTGTTTTCATCATCTTCTTTGCCTTCATCGTTTCCAGCATCGTCATCATCTTCTTTCTTAGAAGAGTCGTCTTTGCCTTCATCGTCTTTGTCAGCATTGTCATCATCAGCCTCTTCTTCAAAAAGAGTAGAAAGGCTTTCAAAGATGTTATAGAACTGCTCTGTAACTTCTTCAGAAGTTCCCTCTTTAATAAGAGATGTAACAACTTTCTGTGTTTTTTCAGAATAAGGTGCAATAAGAGAAGCTAATGTCTTTGCTCCTTCCTGAATTTCTCGTTCTCTTCTCAATGATTCAACTTCTTCAGAAAGCTTTGTGATTGTATCCTCATAAGCATTGTCACGATAATTTTCAGAAACAAGTGGAGCAACAATCTCTTTTACTTGTTCAAAAATCTTCAATTCTGGGTTGTTCTTAATAACCTCAGCTGTAACTTCTGCTCGGATGCTTTCTTTAAGTTCATTGAGACCATCAAGCATTTTCTCTGTAAACTCTTCTTTGAGCTGCTCGCGGTATGCGTTGTTCTCCTCTTCGAGTTCCTCAAGTTTTGCCTGTTTTTCCTGCTCTAACTGCTCTACAAGCTGATTTGTAACACTCTCTTTCCATTCCTCCAGTGATTCCTGGATGTATTTCTGAGATGCTTCATCAAGTTCCTCATCGAGCAAATTAAGTTTAGCTGTTTGGTCCATTAATAAAACCTCCGTTTGTACATTTGTTTATATATTTATCTTTATAGATACCCAAAAAAATGCTTTTTAATTTTTTTTCAAAATGACAATTTTTCATTTTTCAGTATACTTTTTAATTTATATAATTAACTTATTTATTGACAAAAATTTCAAAATAAGGAATAATATCAAAATGAAAAAATTAAGCTTGGAAGAAATTAAAAAAAGAATATACCCTCTTGAATTAATTGGAGAGTATAAAAACAACAAAACTAAAACTTCATTTTATTGCTCAAAGCATAATTATAAATTTGAAGCTACTGTTGGTGCTATTTCTCGCGGAGAAGGTGGTTGCCTTTACTGTTCTAAATATAGAACGGATTTTAAAAAAGAATGTGTTAAAATACACGGAAATAAATATGATTATAGTTTAGTAGATTTTACTGCTGACAGAAATGAACTTCAAACTTTTAAATGTGAAGAGCACGGAGTATTCAGAACAACATTATATTGCCATCTGTATAGAAAAACTGGATGTCCTAAGTGTAGTGGTAAATATCATTATAGTATTGAGGAATGGAGAGAGTATGCTAGTAGCTTAAAAGGAGATAAGTATGATTATAGTCTCAGTGAATATAAAAGATGTGATGAAAAAGTGAAAATTAAATGCTTGAAATGTGGTAAAATATTTGAACAAGCTCCTCAAAATCATATTAATCAAAATCAAGGCTGTCCTTATTGTTTGAACTATAAAAGAGAAGAAGAAATAGCCAAACTATTAACAGAGAAAGAAATATCATTTAAAAGAGGATATAAATTTAATGATTTAAAAGATAAAGACTTATTAAGCTATGATTTCTATTTGGAGGAATATAACTTATTAATAGAACATAATGGAATACAGCATTATAAAAAAGTAAATTGGAGCGGCAATATGACAAATGAAGAAATGAGAGAAAAATTAAAACTCCAAAGACACCACGATTGGTTAAAAAGAAAATATGCCAAAGACAATAAAATAAAACTTTTAATAATAAAATATTCTGATGATATAAATAAAAAGCTGTCAGTTCTTCTGACAGCTTTTTAGAAATTAATAGTTAAAATGTGAAGTTTTCACAGAAGCTTTTTTAAATTTGCTATCAAATACTTCTCTTATTTTTTCTTTTTCATCAGATGTGGCTTTATAGATAAACAATACATCTTTTTCACCTTCGTGCATTTTTCTTGTTTCTTCCGTTTCTGCTATTTTGACAGAGCGATATTGTTTACCAATCTTATAGCCATACCAATCTTTTCCATCAATATTAACAACAAATTTACTATCTTTTCCACCAATCTTGTTAGCATCTGACAAAACTAAATAACCTTTAAGCTGATCAAATGTTCCACCAGCTGGTGAAGGAATATTGCCATAGAATTTAATAGAGTGTCCAAGAAGTTTTTTAGCCATAACAGATGGAACACCTGCTTTATCAAGAACTTCATCTACGCTGTTAAATCCAGCTGCTTTATTAAGTTCTTCATTCTGTTTTCGTTTAGCATTTTCTTTTTGCCATTGATACTGAGCGTGATTTTGAGCATTTTTACTCTTGATGTTTGAAGAATCCAAATCTTCAAGTTCTTTGGCAAATCTCTTTGAACTTGATTCAAGTTCTTCTTCACTTTCTTCTTTTCCATTTCCACTGATATAATCTTGAAATTTCTTTTTTGAAATTTCATTAAGTTTTTTCAATTTATCTTTGTCCTGAGAGCCTTTCAAATCAGCTACTTCAAAATCTTTTGTAATATCATTTCTTTTCTCTTTTATAGAAGGGATAAGATTTCCAAGCTTTATCAAAAGTTTTACCATTGCTTTTGATTTTGCTGTATCTTCTTTTGATTCAACCGAATTATTATCTGAATTATCAAAAGCTTCAAGGCGGATAATCTTACCTTTATCAAATCCTTTTGCATCTCCGACAGTTTTTGCTTTTTTTAATCTTTTAAAAAGTTTACTTATAATTGTTTTGTTCTCACCAGCAAGTTCTTTTGCTACATCAAGCATTCCAGTGTCTGTTCCTGGAATGTCACCAAATTTAATTACTTTTGGAAACAAATCAGTTCTAGCATATCCTTTATCTCCAACAGGGAATATAGTAGAACCAAATTGTGTACTAACATTTGAATTGCCTAATCCTTGCAGATTTTTTCTAAGTTCTGGCATAAAAGGGGTGTATTCTATTTTTGCTGGAATTCTTTTTTCTATTGTATATGCTTTATCAATGTCAACAAAAAGTCTTTCTGTTGCTTTTTTATATTCTTCTTGTGTTATTTTTGGATTTCTTGATATTTTTATAACATTTGCTAAGTCTTCGTATACTCTTTCAAAAGCAGCATCTAAAACTTTTTTTTCACTCCAATTGTCAAACGCCCTTTTTTTAAAATTATTCATGTTGGTAAATTCCAATGTTGGATCTTTGGAACTTTTACCAAAAACCTCTTCAAAAGCTTTTCTTGACTTTTTAAAAGTTTCAATAGCTTTACCACGTTCTTGATCAAGTGCTTCCTTTGAGTGATCTGCTTTATTCTTGGCAATATTCATTTTATCTTTATAATCTTCGTTTAAGATTTTAAATTTCTCAAATAATTGTTCTGCTTTCATTTTTTATTCTCCACTATAAGTTTTATCAGCAACCTTAAGAGTTTCACCCAATTTAGCTGCTTTGATTACTTTAAGATTTTTAAGGCCAAGAGCATTTGCCGCATTAATATTTCTAACATCATCATCAACAAATACTACATAATTATAATAACTACAAAGTCTTCTCAATACACGACCTTTTTTATCTCCATCATCAATTCCAGCATACTTAATATCTTCATCATTTACAGCGGCTGAAATCGCTTTCTTAAAACTATCACCAAGTGGAACTAATTTACCAGATGAATTTTTTGTTCTTAAGAAATTCGATAAAGCTTTTGCTACTGTTCCTTCAAGTCCTCTTGCAGTCAAGAATGATACATGCCAACCTTTCTGAATATAATTATCCATCAGTCTCAAATTAGCAAGAATTGGAGTTCCCTTTACAATAGAATCGTAAACTTTTTTAGGATCTCTAAACTCACGAATTGAGAAAGCAATTCCAGTGGTAGGAGCATCAGCAGTGGTGTTATACATTCTTACATTTTTACCCATAGCAGCTTTATCCTTATCAGTTGCAAACTGGGCAGTAGAAATTGCCGTTTCTTTGCCATTAATAGATTTATAAATCTTAATTACATTTGGATTTGCTTTTACCAAAGTATCATCTATATCAAAAACAACCAAACCTTTCTCACTAATACCTCTTTTATTTGTTTCAAGAGTGTTATCAGCTTTTAATTCATTTATTATTTTTAAAGCTTCTTCAAATTTCATTTTTTTTCTCCTAATTTTAACTTATATAAGACCTAAAAGAGCATTTTTTTCACAAAAATTAACACAATTTTCAAATTCTATATTTTTAAATTTAGCTATTGGTATTGAGTTTGAAAAATAAAAAGAAATCAAATCAGATATACTGATATCATTTTTTACTTTTACTTTACTGTTGTAATCCAATATCATTTCATTATTAATTAATATCTTTTTTAATTCTAAAAAATTTAAATCTATAGAACTTAATTTATTGCTAACGTCAATACCATCGCTGTTAAATGTAATTTCAAAAACAAGAATATCATTTGTATTTGTATTATCATTACTTAAAAAGAAATTATGACTTTTTGAATAATTTATTATACTATTATCGCTACTATTATATGTATTCTTGTTGTTAAAATATACATAGATTTTAGAAATTTTGGATATATCTGTTCCTATCTCAATTATTTCTTCAAGAGCATAATCAAAAGTTTTGTTGTAATAACTTCCACCAATTCCGCTGGCAATTTTATTTACTAATTCATATCCATATTTAATTGTTTCTTTTTCTCCATATGTTATTTCTTCTGGTTCTACTTTTACAATATTATTTCCATTTTCTTCATTAGTAGTGATCTTACTTTGTGTTATTTTACAATTATACTTTAACAAACCATTATTAATTTCATAAGTTGTATTAACACTGTTTGCCCTATCATTTAAATCAATACCAAAATGTTCAGCCACCTGTCTATCAAACAAAGATGTTTTTGGAGAATTTACATAAACACTTATATTATTAATATCGCTTGTTACTAACGAATCGTTATTTAATACAAGACAACCAGTTGGAATTCTTATAAAATAGCTGTCTTCATTTTTTTCATTTTTTGCCTCGAATAAAGCAACATTGTTTGCTTTAAATCCTTCTAACACGCCATCTATATATCCAGTTTTTTTATCTTGTAACAACAATTTAATAATGTTTTGAAAAGCAATATGTTCATCTTTTAAGTCTTCATATAAATTCAATAAAGGTCTATTAAGTGTTGAGGCAGAAAGTATGTCGTTCGATTCTAATAATTCAAGACTATTAGGATGTCTCTTATCACTATCAACTGAATAATATTCTCCAAATTCTTTAATTTTCATATTTTATTCCCTTATATTGTCAAAGTCCAAGTAAATATAACTTCCTGATCTGCTGTTTTTGTAAAAGTTGCTATGTTCTTTATGGCAAGCAAAGTTCCAAATGGCATTTTTTTACCTGCATCAGAAGCAGTACCATCATCAGCCTCAAGAATACAATCGTTAAACAGACCTATTTGTTTTAACGAATAACCATTATAAGGATAATACTCATTTGATTGCTGAGATGGCATAACAACTCTGAAAGTTATTCTATTCAAATGACTGTTATTTTCATCTTGAGATAATGTTACTTTGGCAGATTGCTTTCCCCAATCTAGACCATTTGTATAATTTCTATCAAAATAAATAAAACAAGGAAGACCACTTCCCCTATATTTTGTTTTAAGCAATCTTCCTGAATCTGATATTACTGGCTGTAAAAAAGCTTTTTCGTATTGTTCTTTTGTTTGTATAGTTTGTTCATCATTTAATTTAATTTTTAATCCTGGTAAATACGGAGTTTTAACAGCACCTCTAACACCATACACTCTCGCCATTTCGGCAGCTGTGTCATTATTTTGTACATAGTTATTTTCGGGGTCATTTACTGTTATAGTTTTTATTAAAGTACCATTGCCTTTATAATTTCCATTATAATTCACGGTTGCAGAATACTTATTAAAACTAGATTTGCATAAATTATCAAAATTTGCTTGTGCAGCTTCTTCATCTCCATCACCATAATTATTAAGCATATCACTAAACCAATTACTGCTTTTATCATTCGAAACAGCCAATGTATCCCAATCAGGATATTCAACGCCTGTGCCTAAAAGAACTTTTGTTGGAAACACAGGATATTTATATTTTCCAAGTTCAGAATTAACACTATCATCATATTTAACATAATGATTTTTAATTTTTTCAAATTTAAAACTAGTGCCATAGTCAAAATAATGAGAATCTGACATACCTATTGTACTTCCATCTTCATTAATATCAGAACCATGATTACTACTATTTAAAGTTGTTACACAATTATCAAAATTAGTAATATTATTTTCTTCTGTAAATGTATCATTTCCAAGCTTAGACAATGGATACCCAGAAAGAAGCCTCAACAATGTTTGCCTCATCCAGTCCGTTACAGTATTATCACCGGTATCATGGTAAACAAGCTTTTTTTCTGTTCTTTCTTTATTATAATTATAAATTTTTATATCAACATAACCATCAGCGATAGAGCTTAAAATTTTTTCATTATTGTTATTTTTTGCTTTTTTTAGTAAATCTTTTAACATTTAATTCTCCAAATCTTCTAAATTAACTTTTAATTCTCCAACCATTATTTTTTTAAACTTATTTGAATTTATGAGTTCTTTTTTTGAATCTATAGATTGTTTGTATAATATTTTTATGTCATCGCTAAAAATATGCTGTATATCTTTTTTTTCATCTAACAAAGCCTCGTTAAAAAAATCATCACCCATAGCTTCCGCTATTTTTTGTTCTATATTTATTTGTAAAACACCATAATCAATTAAAAGCAAATAACAATCTTCAACTTTAACACCACATTTATCGTTTTTACCAATAATTCTAAGATTGTAATCATAGCTAACAACAATTGTCTCATCTTCTACTTTTATAAAATTCTGTTTGGGATTTGATATTGCACATATATTTGCAACATCATATATACCATCAATAAACTTGTTGTCTAAAACTTTTTCATCATTTAGATAATAATTTCCAGTAATACACCAACCCAAATAGTGTTCTTTCAGACTATTATTATTTAAAATAACATCTTTAGAAATCCAATACATTTATACCATCCTTATCTTTATATGCTATAACATTATCATTTTGAGATTGACAAAAGCCGATTAACGATATAAAAGATATATTGTCATCATCTTCGTTTGGAATACCATCATCTTTGTAAAAACCTCTTTTGATAACCAACAACTTAGTAATAATTTTTTGTTCAACTATTTCTTTTTTCACAGAATTTTCAATATTCATAGTTTGTTCATTTACGGTAATTGTATCAGTGTTATTATCGTTTAATACATTTCCTTCTACAAAAACAATTCCACTATTATTAAATTTATTTGATGTTATAGTTGAATTTGAATTGCTGTATAGTACACTACCAGATATATACTGCTCGTTGCTCGAACTATTATTTATATTTACAAGATTGATATAATTAGTTTCTTTTACATCTTTATATACATAATCTATTGGAACAATTCTGTTTTTATCGTCTTCTTTTATTTTTATAAATTTAATTGTCTCAACACAATTGTCAAAATCAAAATCACTAACATCAATTACAACTCTATATTCATTGCTAATGCTTTTTTTAAAAATTCTTAATTTTTTTTCTTTTATTTTTGAATTACTAAATAAAGTAAAAGATCTATCATCCAGAGCAGAATTAAATTGCTTCGAGTTATAAAAAACATCTCTTTCTACCAAGTTTGAACTCACTGGACTTGATACTAAATTATCACTTAATTTATGCTGTAAAAAGTCAAACAATACAACTCCTCTTCCTTCAAGATTGTTTGCTTTATTACCTAATTCATTGCTTTCAAGTTCCAAAGCAATAGTATCGTCAACTTTTTTTATATTTAATACGCTTGTCTGCTCTTTAAACACGTTGTTTAAAAACATACAATCATTTTCCATCCATCTAAATTTACAAAATTTAAAAAGTTGATCGAAAAAATTTTCAGCCGTATATCTTAAAATATCACTTTTTATATCAGATAAATTAATACTAATCTCAACCTTGTTATTATTTATTTTAGAAAAGAAAAAAACACTTGGAGGCTCTTCGTAATAATCGCACAAGCCTCTAGCGCATTCCATAACTCTAGGGAAACCTATTGTTCCAGCTCTTCCGTCAAGTTTATTATACAAAGAAGGTATAAGACTATCAAAATTGGCAATACCATTTGTTTTATAAGTTATGTTTATTCTTGTTTTTTCTTCTATGTCTACTGTCCTATATTTTTCAAGAGCTCTCTTATAGAAATATTTTTTTATTTCTTCATCAAAATAATTATGATAACTTTCACTGTTTGTTTTATATTCATTTATAGTTAAATATATTTTATGAAGTAGCCAAATAAACTTATCACTTTCTTTTTCAAGCTCATACATACTATTTACTTCTTCGTTAGCAACAGTGTAATAAAAATAATTATTCTCATCATCACCATTTTCAAGAGTATGAAAATCAATGTTGTTATAATCATTATAAGGAACATAACTATCTTTTAAAATCGTTAAAGAGTTTGTATTATTGTTTATCTCGTTATCATAATGAATAAATTTATCACTTTCATCAATTATTTGAGCATAACTACCATTGTAGTAATTTATTTTTCCCTTTGTTTGATAACTAGATACAAGTCTATCTATGCTAGTTCCTTTATATTTTCTTACAGTATTATCCCTGTTCTTTTCAAGAATACATATTAAGTTTTTAAATTCACCAACAAAGTCTGTTTCTTCATCTTTAATTGTTTCTTCGATTGTTATTGTTTTGTTCTCTTTTAATTTTATGTTTATATTTTTACCTATGTTTTTTAAAACATTCCACATAAAAATCAAAAAATCTATAATAGAGGCTGTTTCTTTTCCAAGATACTTAACACTAAAAATATTTAATTCATTTACAATTTCATCAAGTTCATTTTTATATTCAATCTTATCATCCATTTTTTTATTTCTCCCATTTTAGTATTTTGTTTCCTCTGTTTAACCCAGCAGTTTCACCAAGCATATCTTCGAATATTCCTCTAAGCATAGAATCATTATACCCATCTACCTTTTCATCTGTTTTATATCTTGTTGGTCTATTTGAATTTTTTTCTATATCAAAATAATACGTTTCGTTTGCTTTATTTGCTTCATAATTATTTTTCCATTTTATTTTTCTTTCATAATTATTTAATATATAGTTGTCATTGTCTTCACTAATCGATACGCCACTATATTTATTATCATAAGTATACAAAAGATTATCTCCTTTCAGATTTCCTTCTATTTTTTTTAACCCAAGAATGCATTCTTTAGCTTCAACACTTCCGATAATTTCTTTGTTATATTTGAACTTTGCTATTTTTATACCACCTGGAATAAGAGTTCCGTTATCATTAACATAATCATTACCTTCAATTCCTGGCGTTAACTCATTATCATTACTTTCATCCAATGCGGTATTTAACCTATATGTTTCCATCACTATTTCATTGCTTTCTTTTATTTTGTCACAAGCTACATTTTTTAATTCAATTAAACTATTTGATGAAACTTTGTATATGCTTTTGTCACTTGTTATATAAACAGCGTTTTTATCTGCTTTTTTATATTTGGCAATAAATTTTTTTGTTCTTTTGTGTTGAACACTATTAAAATCAGAGTTTTCATCTGATACAGCGTTTTCACTCTGGTATTTGTTATAGCAATAATAAAAACAAAATTCATTGTTAGTATTTTGTTCTGCTACTTTGCACTCTTCATATATGTTTTTTCCAAGAACTTTTCCTGTGCATTCTGTTACAGCAGAAGAGTCTGTAATTGATTTTTTTCCTGTTGGTTGCTTTTTTAACATATATATATACGGTTCATTTTTAATTTTAAAAAGTGTATGCGTATATTTTTTATAATCTTCCAAATTTTTTAACATAGCGTCAAAATTATCAACTGTTTTGAGATTTCCGTTTTGATTATTAACAGGAGAAAAATAATATTCCATCAAACTATTGTCATTCTCTTCTTCAACATCTGAGCTTATCAATTTGTATATAGTGTAGTAGTAGTATCCATTACCTTGTTTTTTTTCCAAATAATAACTACCAACATCTCCAATTGACATTTCAATCAGTTCTGTTAAAATACTATCATTAGATGTAAATTTATAATATTCGTTATCTTCATCAAAAACAATATTTACATTTTCAATACTTATATTACTAACATATAATTGATTATTTATATAATCATAATTAATAACATTGTGTGTTTTAACAAAATTTACCATTTCACCGTAAATAAAAATATTGTTTTCTGGAATATTTTTTATATCACCAACAAGTATAGCTGTTTTATCATCATTTTTAAGTTTTTTCCATACAGTGTTTGGCATTTCTCTTATAACATATGAACTTTCTTTCATTATATCATCAATGCCTTCTACTTGCTTACATTCTATATGTTCATTGGTAGTCAAAAAAGCTTTTTTTAATGAATCACCCCACATCGATACAAAGTTTGTAACATTTTTATTTCCATATGTACCATTTAAATCGTCATACATTGGATAGCTCATTTCTATTATATTATTTTTTGGAGGTATCCATTTTTCATAATATGTGCTTTCATCGTCTGTTTTCCAAACTTTATAAGCATCACCGTCTTTGCTGTCTCTTTTCCAAAACTTATAAACATTACCATCCTTCTTTTTATTAAGTTTCATTAGAGCACCAGCACCTTTTGTTGAGTTTATTATTTTTATCTCATTATCTCCAAGCCTGCTTGTAAAAGAACCAATCGCATAATACTTAACTCCTTTTTCACTAGCAGTATTATCTCTTGGGTTCTCATCAGATTCACCAAGTGAATTTTCATAATTTATAATATTATTTTTACATATATAATATTTGTCGCCACCAATAGTTTTTAGTAAAATACCATCTATTGCTTCTGAATTTTCAGACACCTCTTCCAAATATGTATTATCAGATATTTTTACATATTTCTTTGGTGCTTCTTCATCTGCTGATACAACTTCGAGCACTCTATAAGATTTTTCATTTATTAAATTTTTCTGATATTCTTCAAACTCATCATCTAATTTTTTAATTTCTTCTGTGTCTTTCTCTAAACAGTAATCATTTCCATAATTAAACAGCCAGTCTTCGCTGTCTAACATTCTAAAACCTTCCTTCCCATTTCTGTATCCGTTAATTGAAAAATCTTCTTCTCCTGCACCATCAACGAAAACAATATATTTCTTATTCCAAAATTCTGGAACAAGAAACTTTAAAAGTTTACTAAGTATATATAATTGCTGAGTAGAAAAATTTCTACTGCCATTTAGTAAAACTGGTTTTAAATTAAAAATATTTGTTTTAAAATATGTATATACAGGCCCGTTATAAAAATATACTCCACCATTATAAATTCTTTTTCCTTTTTCATCAAAAGAGTTCTCACCATTATATTCATACATATCAGAATATCCAAGAACACAATTTATTCCATATTTTGAAATAAGATTACTAAAATTATCAAAAGATAATGGTTTAACAAGATCGCTGTCTGTTACTGTTTCAATAATAGAAAAATCACTATAAATATTATCAGCAGGATTATTTTTTGATAAATAATATTTATAGTCTGTTATATCATAAGAATTTGTTTCGTTATTTTCACTTTTAGCAAATTTATATCTTCTATCAAAATAATATTGAATTACTTCAACTTCAAAACCAAGCAAATTAAACAAAAGACCGAAAGTAGCCATTGTTCCTTTTATTCTATAAACATCTATTATATTTGCAGATATAATTCTCAACTCTTCTTCAAAGTTTTCATCAAGGCTCAAAAGTTGCTGTTCAAAACCTAAGAGCTGTGACAAATAATTCAAATACTCATATGGAATATCTTTATAACTTTTAAAATCTTTTGTGTTAGTGATAATATTGTTTAGTTTGTCAAATTCTATCATAATAGCATCGACAAAACTTTTCATAACTTCATTATTATCTATTTGCTCTGAATCAACATCTGGAACAAATCTATCCCAGTTGTTCTTAAAAAAATTATCAACACAAGAAAATTTATAAAGATAATAAATTTCTTTATAAATGGAATAACTTATGTAATTATCATCTGAAAAGCCAAAAACATTTTTTATTTCTTCAAATAAAAATTTTTTATCTACAAGCTCACTAACTGAATTCTCTTTTAAAGTATCATCGTTTTCAATCAGCAAATCACAAAAATTAAGTAAAGTTTGTTTGTTTGTTTCGTTTATTTTATCTTTTACAACAGGCCCATCTTTGCTTGTTTCAGCGATAAAATCTTCATAAGAGTTGTCATAATAATCTTCTAATGTTATTAATGCACCAATTTTTGTCAACAACGATATTAATCTATCGTTGTTGACAATCTTATTATATACGATTTTTTTTTCTGGTTTAATAAATGTAGTTCTTTCTATTGTCATAAGTTATCCAAGTAAATGTTATACCTTGTATTAACTTTTTCATTCTTCGTTTGCCAAATATTCCAAATGAACACCATGCTTTGAATCATTTTCAGCAAGCAAAATTGTAGTATAAAAATCATGAGCTTCATCAATAGAAAGATATTTATTACTGCTAGAATATTTTTCTTTATCAAATCCAAAATAAGTTATCTCAACATGTTCTACACCATCTACGCTTGATATAATGTTTATAATATCAGATAAGTATATTTTGTTTCCAATACCTATGTTTTTTATATTGCCTATTTTATATTCATCATTAAGTTTTTTATCTATTTCATTTTTTATATTTGATTTGTTATAGTTTTCATTATAATATACATTACCATAGATATCAAATGTTTTAAAATAAGGATTAAGATATTTCAGCTCAGTTCCAGCTATCATATATTTTTCCATATATTTGTTTATTTTTACTTCATCTATTTCATTTTTTAGTTTGTCATAAGTTCTGTCATTTATATAGTGCATATAAAAATAACCATCTGGCAAAGTAGATGTATCTGTTTTTTCAAGTCTAAAACTATAATCAAACCCATCATCGCTATTTTTTGAGCAGCTTATATAATAATCGGCAAATTTACTTTCTTGTTTTGAAGAATCGGTAAACACTCTGTATTTAAATACAAGTTCTTTATCAGCAACAGGAGAATACCAATATGTATCGTCATTTTCGATAATATTTTCTTCTGGCATTATATCTTTTGGATACAAAGCGTAAAATTCAGGATTGCTCTTATTAGTTCCAAATAAAACTTTAAAAAATTCTTTTGTTGTTTCTTCTTCATCTTCGATACAATAGAATGTTATATTTCCTTCATTTGTATTTGATAAATTTGACAAAATAATCTTATTAGAATTAGTAGGATGCTCTCTAATTATTCTAGTTATTTCATCTTTATGCTTATAGTCTGTTTTTTTTGCTGCTGCCACTATATTTTTTATCAAATTATATGCTGTAATGTTTTTATCGAAATAAATATCTTCAACATTAAGCTTATTATCATCGTCAATTGATAAAGCAAAACTCATTGATGTTGAAATATTGCCATCATATTTTATTTCATTCGTAGAAATAGAAAAGCTTTCACATTTAACATAATCATCACCTTCTATGTTGAAGAAATTATTTGTATCCTGCTCTGTATTTGTAATTTTAAAATTAAAATTACTCTTTTCTTCATTTATTACTGGCTTTTTATTACCGTTTTCGTCTTCTTTGTATTCTATTACTTGGCCATCCAAACCAACAACATCTATTATCATATGTTCTGTAGCATTTTCGTTGTTTGAGTAATAAAAATTTGTTTGCTTATCTATATCAATAAAATTATTTGTTTTTATTACATAAGATATAAAGCTATTAGTTGGAATATTAATTAAATTAATATCACTATCGGTAACAATTATATCACCAGCAGTTAATGAACGAGAATTTTCACTATCACCGTCATAGTATTTTGCTTCTGAACTAGAAGTGTTATAATCTACTCCGGCAACAAACAACTCCATTCTTTTTTCACCTCTTACTTTTGGAGTAATAAAATTCGCACTTCCATCCTCTAATATTGTTTTTGAAATATTTGGGCAATTAAAAATACTAAAGAAAGTATCATTTATTTTGTTTTCTTCAGATTCATTTGTAATATATAAAGAACTATCTACTCCTTTTTTTGTTGAGCGTATTACAAGCCTTGCTGTATCGTCTTCTTCGTTTTCTATTATGCCTGCTATTTTTTGTTCATCTGGAAACTCTGACACATATTTTCGTTTATAACCAAAAAGTCCCTCAAAGAAATCTTTAATGTTGTCAACTCCATTAATACCTTCTGTAGGTATATAATTATTTTCGTTTACAACAGTATTGGTATCACTTTCGTTTACACCGTTAAAATCTTCGGCTATCACAGAACCTATCACCATCCCGTTTTCGCTTGTTCCTATATCCTCAAATCTTATGTCAGTGCAAACATCAGAGTAATCATCACTGCTATATTTTGAACTGTATTTATTTAAAGCATCATATTTATAATACTTTTTATTTATATATGATACTTTTAAGCCACCATTCAAAATTTTTTCATTAGCTCCAGCTTCATGTAAATCTTTCCACTTTTTGGCATTTTTATCATATTTATAGATAATATCTTTGTCTGTATTAAACTGTGAAAATATATAATTAAGCAGAAGAGCTAATGTTTCTGCACAAAAGCAGAAACTTTCTATATTAGTATTATCATTATTTTTATTTATAGAATATTTAAAGCTATTAAATACATTTTCTATTCTTTCTTCTGATAATTTTAAATTTATATCATCTGTTTTAACAATAGCAACATTAGCAGCAAGACTATTAGCAGCAAGACTACTAGCTTCATCTTGTGATGGTAATTCAGCATTATTTATACCATCAAATTTATAGTAATTTTTAAACTCGGTAGCATCACTATCATTCGAAAAATAATAATATTTGGCATTATTGATAGTTTTTTCATTAATTTTTATAGCATATATATATTTATTAATTTTTATAGCATAAAAATTTCTAGCTTCTCTATTGCTATTTGTTTCATATTTATGATAAAATGGAAGATTTTCAATTTTATCTTTATTGTTTAATTTACTATAAGATGGTAAATTTAAATTTATATCTTGATATAATGTTCCATTATAGCTTTTTTTGATACCATCGACATTATAATTATCAAATGATTTTTTTTGTCTTGATATCCATTTGTATTTTTTACTATCATTTATGTATGTGTTGTAATCTTCTTTGCTAAAGTTATCTCCATCTTTATAGTTTATGTAATATAGGTTTTCTGAATTTCCAATTTCTTCTATTTTATTTTTATATACAGAATTTATTATCTCCACAATACCTTTTCTTGATGCTTGTAAAGTTGTAGATATTGAATTTTTTGTATAACTTGATTTTGCTGTCCCATTAAGATTTCCAGTGTATATCATTACAAAGTCATAAATATCTTTAAAATCTTCTTTTATTTCATCGGTTACATTAAAATCAAATGATAATGTCTCTTTACTATTAATTGTATTGCTTAATGGTATTGTGTATATATCTTTAACGTTATCATCATTGATTTCATTATCAATATTAACACCAATATTAGCACCATTATCATTTAAATGTTTGATCAAATTACCAATTTTACTTTTAAACTCTTTTTTTATTTCTTCTTTTAAATTTATTTCTAAGTCTACATTATCGTCAATTATTATATGCAAAGGTTTTTCAATATTTGAAACATCTATGCTTTCATATCTTCCAGTAAATGCTCCATCAGAACTAAAAATTTTTGAGAACTCTTCTATACTTGTAAATGTAGCATTTGTATCCTCTTTTATAATATTATTATCAACCTTTAAATATTTGGTTTGATCATCAAATAGTATATTTGATATTTCACTAAATGAATTACCATCATATTCTGAACTGTTTAATTTTACTTTTATTTGATATTCATATGTTTCACCAATTGGTGTATTATAGCTATTTGATTTTTCTTCAACAATGTCATTAACAAGATTGTATCCGCTATTGAAAATTACAGCATTTCTTATAAGCCTTTTATTATCATCATGTTCAATTTCATACTTGCTTCCATCATCATATATACTATTCATATATAATTTTTTATTTATTGGATTATCTATATTTTGTATTATTGCTGACTTTGCATCATCTACATATGAATCTTCTACAAAAAGGCCAAAAACTCCATCAGAACTGCCAACCTCTTCATTAAAACTATGCTTGCTAAAACTTACTTTTTCATTTACAGCATGTGATTTGATAGTTTGAACCCAAGGGAATTTATTTAAATTTTCATTTGATATTCCGTTTACATTTTTGTTTGTGATTACAACGCTAAATGCTTCATGTGGATATATTTCTCTTCCATAATAAGAATTAAAACCATATGGCATATTATCAGGCGTAAATGTTTTACTTGTCAATATTCCATTATAATTATTAAGAATAACATTAAAATCTTCTGATGTTACTGCTCTATTTAATGTTCTTAAAAGCAATGGAGCATTTTTTATAGCATCATCAATTTTCTCTATATCTGTACCACCATAGCCAGATTTCTCATTTACTATCTCAATATTTATATTTTTAGATCCTTCGCCTTCCACTTCTTTTTTAATTATTTTTTTTACATTAAAAATTTCTTCTTTTACATTTCCTTCCGAGCCGTTACATTTTCTATAAAACACTCCAATTGTATGAGCTGGTTTATACAAATGTTTTGTTAAAAGACTATTTAAGCCTTTAGAAGGATATCTTATTTGTAAATAACCATCATCATTTCTTTCTACGATAAAACAAGGTATGTTGTCATTTAAAGTTGTTATATCAATAAAGTTTGATACATAATGATGCTCTGCTCCAGGTTTAAATATTCCTTCATCACTATCATAATTGTTTCCGCTTATGTCATAGACACGAATAGAATCTATATCAACATCTTTTTCATTAAGATTAAAAATCGGTTCTTCGCTAGTAGCAGAAGTAAATTCTTTATATACTGTTGTTCCTTGTATAGCTTTTAACTCTATAGTTTCTGAGCCTGATGTGTATTCGCTATAAATATTATCAGTTCCATCTAATTTTATAATTGTTTTATAATCTATTTTTCCATCGGTATCGTAATTTAATATTTCCCAATTGACATTTTCTCCGTTTATATTAGGAGCCTGGAAACTAAAAATACTATTTTTTATATTTCTTATTTTACTTCTGATTCTTGTTTTAGAATTGCTGTCATCAGCAAGTGTTTCATCAAAACCATAACAGCTAAGTTTAATTTCTGAACCTTCTATTTTTTCAAGCTTTATTGTTATTGGAACAGTTGCTGCTTTTGAACATTTTATGTCGTATTTTATTTGATTTAAGAGTCTTAATTTAGATTGATAGTTTTTTGCCGTTCCTACAAAACTTTCATTGTATAGCATATCTTGTCTTACAGCAAGATTATCACATATCCAAGCCATTAATTGAACAAGCATAGTTCCTGCTTCAGACGAATAAAATTGCGTCCAGTTGTCTTTCCAGTTGCTATTGCTTTCTATAATCTCTCTTATTTGAGAAATCACAGTTGAATAATCCATTCCAGTATATTGGATAACAGGTAATTCGGTTAATTTTTGTGTACTTGCCATAATTATACTTCTACCTCTACAGTAATATTTTCTTTATTTATTAATTCTAAAATTAAATTTATTTTTACAACATCATCTTGCGCTACCTTATCAGATGCCAGTGTGCAAGATTTTACTTTTACTCTTGGTTCAAATTTTTCAACAGAATATTTTATTTCTTCTATAAGATCTGATACCATAACTTGTGGCATAAAAAGGAAAATTTTTAAATTAGAACCAAAATCTGGATTTCCAACTCTCTCTCCTTTTCTTGTCAATAAAATCCTTTTTACATTCTCCATTATCAGTTCTTTTTCATTTTTTGAAAATCCAACCGTTTTTTTATCGTAAAAACAAATTCCTGAAAAATCATCACCTTTCATATAATACTTAACTTTAAAATGCAAAAGGAGCTTAATTAAGCTCCTTTTATTTTACAAAAAATTCCTTATAGTATTACCTGCCATTTTTACATCATTTTCATTATTTGACTGATTAGTGTTATTGGTATTAGTAGCAGCAATTGTTTCATCATTAAGTATTTTTATATAATCAAGAAATTCTGTCAATGGCATATAATAAAGTTCTTCTCTTGAAAAACCATAATGAACAAGTGCCATTATATTTTTTCTTGTTATGTATGTATACTCAGCATATTCTTCTTCATTAATAACGAAAAAAGTTTTTATTAAAAGGTATTTCTGTTTCCCATTCTTTTCCGCACTTTGGACAAGACATTTTTATTGTTGGAACCTTTAAATCACTTAATGGCTTAAACAAATCCATTATTGCTGCTCTGTCTCTTCCAGGAATTGCCTCAAAAAAATCAGGCCAATCAATTGGATTTATTGGTTTTCCATTATTATCAAGCACTTCGGTAGCTCTTACAGCAAGACTTACAGCCTGTTCGCCACATTCAGTGTTGATTTTTCCAATTTCTTCCTCATCACCGATTGAAGGATATTTAATCGTTACTGTATATTTTGACACTGGGAGTTTTACTGTCTTTATTGGTTCTTCATCTTCTTTTAACTCGTCGAACTCAACTTCATTCATTTCCAATTTATAGCTTATTTTTTTATTACACTTTTCATCTATACATGGAATTTCAAACTCATAATCCTGACCATATGTTATTTCCCTAAGAACATAAATTAAATAATAAGTATCATAAGATGTAAAATTTTTTGCCTCAAAATTATTAAGCATACAGCTATCAAGAACTCTTCTAAACACACTTCCATTCTTAATATATGTTTGATTTGAAAGAATTTCTTCGTCTTTAAGCGTCAAAGGTCTTAATCTTACAATACCTCTTTTTATGTCTTCATCATCAGCATCTTTATAAAGATATCCTCTTGTTGGAATACTAACTTCGTGTTCTTCTGTAAAAGAAAATTTTGATTTTTTATTTCTTTCAATTTGCCTTTCGGTTTTTTCAACAAAATCTTTTGAAGTTACATTCTTCTTTTCTGATGCCTTCATATTTTTTATTTTTGACAAGTCTAATTCTGGTGCTTTTCCATAGACACTTTCCATTTTTTCTTTCATTTTCTTTTCTTCTTCTGTCATATTAACTCCTTAAATATTTAAGGGCAGAAAAACTGCCCATTTATTTATGCTTTTATTGCTTTTTCAATATCTGCAATTTCTTCTTTTACAAATTTATTAAATAAAGGATTGTTGCTCTCTTTAATAGCAGCCTTCTCATCAACATAATTTGTCATATAATATTTTACATCACCAATAATTCTTGCTGCCGATTCGAGCTTTCTTGAATCAGTTCTTTTAAATTTTAAAACTTCTTCTGTAAAAAGATTGCAATCATCAGCAATAGAGGCTGTCTGCATCTTTCTATAAGCCTCAGACATAGGCTTTCCATTGTCAACCCTGTCTTCCAAAACTGTTATTTTAGAAAGAATTCTATTAAGTTTTAGCTCTTCTCCTTCTGTCCAAACAACATTTGAAACTTGCTTTGCTCTTTTTGATGCGCTGAATGTATCATATTCTTCATCATAGCATTTTTTAATTGCCTCTGTAAGAGCTTTATCTTTCATATATTCTTTACCATATTGAATTTCTGTAAACAATTGATTTAAAGTCATATTTGATTTCTCCGTATATTATTATCTTTATTCAAAAAGATAATTTATATGAATTTGAGACAAATAATTAACAGCATTTTAACAGAAGAAATATATGGAAATACAGCAACAGTATATCATAGATTTCCATCATCAGATAGTAAAAAAGTTCGCTCTTTTTTTGATGGAACATATGAAAACAAAAACCACATTGATTTTGACAAGCATTCGAAAGGTCTTTATACAACTTTTAATATGGACAGTCAATTATCTAAAAAAGGTTATACAAATATGGAAGAAACTTATGGTAATAGAATTGTTAAAATTGCTATTAAAAGCCTTCATAATTATATGTTCTTAGATTTTGATCAATACAAGCAAAAAATAAATCCAAAAGCAAGCAAAAACACATACATAAAAGAACAATTAAAAAAATTTGGAATCGAAAAATATTTCTCTGAAATAGATGAAGATTCTCACGTTACATTTTCTAGAATAGTAGAAAGAGAAAAATTATTTGATAAAGTTGCTGGTGTAGTTTATCATGGAAGACACGATGGTGATTGTATATTAATATATAATAACAAAAATATTATGCCTTTAGGGATCTCTACTGATAATGGAGAAACTTGGACAAAATATTCTGATTTCAAAAAAGAAAATTTTGCCGATAAATTCAAAGAAACATATGATAATAGAAAAAAAGAGTATTTTAAATCTAGTCCTCTTGAAGTAGAAAAAGACAAATTGTTTGTAAAAAAACAAGTTCCACAAGAGTATGTTAGAAAAGTTGCCGAAGAAGATAATAAAAATTTTAAACCAACAGATAAAATATTCTATACAATAAAACGAGGGAAAGAAAACAAACTTGCTGATTACACTTTTTATAGCAATGGTAAAAAAATAATAACACTTAATAGATACACATCAAAATGGGATATAATTGATAATGACAAAGGAAGATTCTGCTATTATTTAATGAAATACCTAACTCATAATTCAGGGGCAAAAATTGAAGAAATAGTAAAAAATAGTGCAAAAAATTTAGACACTATTGTAAAAAATATAATAGCAGATGCCAATAAAAAATATCAAAGCAGTATAAAACTTATAAAAGCTATTAATTACAAAAACGGAAACATACCATATATGTTTATGTTTATTGATAATAATTCGGAGGAAGTTCCAGCCCAATTTAGAGATGGAAAGTTATCAGAAATATTTTCTGATAGAAATACTTTAAGTGATATATCAGAACGAGAAAAACTTTTCATGACTAACAAAATTAAATATTTCTTAAGTGAATTTAAAAGAATAAACAGAAAAGATTTGATAGAAAAAAGGAAAAACGAAATGGCAGAAAGAAATAAAATGGATAAGATATTATTCAATTATTAATTCTTCTTTTAAAATATCCTCTGCTTTACTTACTTCCCAATATGGTATTTCTAACTCTTTTATATTGTTATTTTTACAATATTCTCTTTTGATTTGATCTCTTATTTGCTGTTCTTTAAATTCTTTTCCACTTTTCCACCCATTATCTATATAGTGCTGTTCTCCTTGAACTTCTATAACTAAATTGTGTTCTGGCAAATAAAAATCAAATTCAAGTGTATTTTTGTATTTACAATTTTTAAAATCGTAACAATGTTGTTTGAAATTAATATTATATTTTGTTAATATACTTCTAACTTTAAACTCTCCTTCGCTTTCATCACACACAGGGCATATACCTGCTCCGCCCAAAAATGCTTTTGCTATTATATTTCTAATACTTCCACATTTTTTACATTTTACATCTATGTAAGACATTCCAGTTTTATAGTTTTCTAAATTATATTCATACATATCTCCAAATTTTTCAATACATTCTTCTAAAAACTTTTCTTTTGTTTTTGTTATTACTTCATTGTGTTTTTCATTGGCACATAATCTACATCTTTGTCCTGTTAATAAATTATTAATAATTGCTTCAAATTCAAAATTATGTTTCCTACAAAAAACCTTTATCCTTCCTCTATTGCCAACATTATATTCTGGAAATAAATAATTGTATTTATTTCCATTTAATTTAATTAATTTTTCTTTTAATTCATCATTATCATATTTAACTCTTTTTGGAATTGTGATTTTGTTATTTTTTGATTTTAATTCCCTAAAACATTCTGAGCAACCACATTTTGAGTTAAGAAATGTATAACAGCAATCAGATATTTGTTCTCCATGTTTTTCACAAAAGAATTTATAAGGAGAAGTCATATTCTTAAACTCTATTGTTTTAAATTGTGGAAATTTTTCATTTTTTCTTTCTTCAAACTCCTTTATTGTAATCGCCTTAGGCATAAAAAATACTCCTAAATAAATATTTAGGAGTATAATTCAAAATTAAATTTTTGTCAATTAAAACATAGCGTCAAAAACCTGTTTGAAAGTTGGCAACTTCTGTTTTGGCTCTTCTGATTGTTTTTCTTCGTAAACAGTGCTTGATACAGCTCCCTTCTCTGATGGATCACCAACAACATCAATTGAAATAAGTCTAGCATTCTCACAAACAATAGAACATCTCTCTTCGCCAATAACACCATATTTTGCTTTCTCAGCTTCTGTAAGTGGTCTTACTTTACCAGCCATCCTAGTGCTAAAACAAATTGGAAAACCAGACAATGCTAATTTTCTAACTGTTTCACCAGCCTCTGTTAAAGTAGGAACTGCTTTTCCTCTAATTTCACCTGTCTCTTCATCCCAAGTAAATTCAGGGAATGTAACGGCAATTCTTTCAAGGTTAATATGGCTATCTTTGCAGTGCTCCAACTCACCGAATATAGGCTTTCCTGTTTTCTTTGATCTTTCCAAAGCCTCTGTGTAAACGTTTCTAAGAACAGCTTTTGGATAAATTCTTCTATTGCCATTCAGTTTATCAGCTTTAGACAACAAACTTCTAAAGCCAATTTTTTTCTCACCACTTTCAGTAGTTTCCTCTTCAATAGTAACATCAAAAGAATCTACCAATTCCTCTTCTATCATTTCATCGCTCATTATTTTTTTCTCCATATATTTTTAACTTTCAAAATAGTTCTTCATAAATGTAAATTTATCTTTTATATTCAAGCCATCAGTATAGCTAAGAATATCGTTTGAAATATTTTTTGCTAAAAATACAATATCATCATTGACACCTTTACCTGTTGGAACTAATTCAAAAGCAATTAATTTGTTTTTGAATACTGCTGCCTTTACATTTATATTAATATCTTTATGCAAATAATCAATAATAAACTTGTGGAATAATACAAGATATTCTTTTACAGAATTTTTATTTTTTGAAGCAGTTGCTACATTTTCAAAATTTTGCTTTTCTTTTATGCCAAAAACAAAATTATCTCTGATATCAATATCTTCATAATTGTATCCTTCTTCTTTTATCCAGTTTTCTATAAAATATTTATGTTTTTCATTTTTAAAAAGAACAATTATATTCTCTGGAATATTTTTTGAGTTAAATACTATAAGCATTTCAAATTCAGGTTTTGGAAAAAGCGGCTTTAATTTTGTCTCGATTTGTATCCTAAGAATTTCACCAAAACAATTTTCTCCAAAATTATTTTTTCCAACATTCAATTCGATTACTTCAAAATCATCATTTGAAGTTTCAATAAGCTTTTCTGGGTAACTATACCTTTCAATCTTTATCATAATTCTACCTCCTCTGCAGAATATTTATTTATATTTATCATATATTATAAAAAAAGTCAAGTCCCAAAAGGAATTAAAAAACCAATGCCGCCTTGATTGCTGTGAAAAGAATGAGTTGTTACTTTTGTTAATGCTATCATAGCTTTTAAACCAGCTGCCAAAGCTGCCGCTATTACATCGTCGGTATCTTCGTATTTTGTTCCAATTCCTAAGCTTTTATAAACAGAGATTTTATCATCTGATTTTGACAAATTTTCCAAAGCTTCCAAAGCTGATAGCAATGATATATATAAAGCTTGTTTTCCGGCTGATGTGTCTATATTCCAGTCAGTATTGCTTTCCATCAACGGAACTGTATATGGTGGATCACTTGGCTGTATATATATTCCGGTTATCATTTCTGATAAAGTTCCTGAGTTATACATTTCGGCAAAAGAATTTGATATAGTCCTTGCTTCTTTTTGTATAGAAAAATAACTTGGATTATTTTGCTTATAATATCCGCTGTAATATTCTTTAATAGAATTAAAACAATTTGCATACCCAGCTGAACATTCTATAGTAATTGAGTTTCCAACACCTGCCGCTGAATAAGTTCCACCAGTATGAGTAGTTATGCATTTAACTCCAGTTGTTAAATATTCCATTGTTACTCTTGTTATTCCCTCGGCATATATTTCACCGTATTTATCATCTGTTACTTTTTTAGCCTCTCTTATTTTTTCAAGATAATTTCTTCTCAGCCCATTACAAGAGTCTAAATGAACAGAAGCCTCAAATAATCCTGACCTTTCTTCTGTTTCTTCTTCACTTTCTTCTAAATCTAAAAAAGAATTTGCTAAATGTGCTAATTCTTCATCACTCAATATACCATCATTATTTAAAATGTTACTCATTTGAAATGACAAATCAAGGCTTTCATATTTTCTACTTTCTTCTTCTTCCATTGAGTACATTATTATTTCTCCTGGTGAAGCGATTTCATTTGTGCTTTCCGTTTTCTCTTCAAATTTTTCAGTAAGAGAGCTTAAATCTTCATCCATTGTCTCCATCAATTCTTCATCAATACCTTTCTTTACAATTTCTTCCGAATCAATTTTACTTTTAATAAAATTATCAAAAGAATCATAATTTTCTTTTGTTATATAGTATTCTTGCTCTGGTTTTGCCGTAATACTTATTTCTTTTGATTTAACTATCATATTATAAATCCATTTATTGCTTCATTTATATCATCCTGTCCGTCTTTCAAACTTACTGGTGCAAGAGAATGGTTTGTAGGAGAACCAACTGTGTTTGTTGACATATAATGTGTACTCATATTGTTCATATGTCTTCCCAAATCAACACCATTTCCCTCTATTTTCATTTGCCTGTCTGAAATTATTTTTGCAATACCTTTTGAATGTATAGAAAGAGATTTGTCTGTATCAAAAGACATATCACCCTCTGAATGAATTTTTACTTCTCCTGTTGTTTCTAAATTTGTATTTCCATCTTTATCAAAAGACAATGTTACTTTCTTTGTATCAGTTTTATTATCAAATATTATTGAAATATCATTATTATTTATTTTTATTATTTGTTCTTTTCTGTTATCATCACTTTCACCAACAAATCTTTTTATAACAATATTATTATTATCAAATGTTATATCAGAAATATTATTTTTTACATTATCTTCTGAATATCCATTATGTCTTAATGATATTTTGTTTTTATCCATTACGAATGTATTATCTGATGGAATTTTTTCTAAATCTATTTGCTCTTCGGTAACATTTTCAAAATCAGTAACCCTTGATGTTTTTGTTTTTATTATAAACTGTCCTTTTCTTATAATATCCTTATCAGATATGTTGTCTTCATCTGTATCATCGTTTATAGATTGTAACGCTTTATCCTCATAAGAAAAAGAATCAGAAACAGTATCATCATTTGGAAGTTTTATATCTTCACCATATAATTTACATCCATAAAGACCACCCAGCCATATATATCTATAAGATGACCATTCATCTTTGTTTTCTATTTCCATTACAATTCCAGTTGTATTTATTTGAGGAACAGAAAACATTCCGGTATTATATCCATTTGATATAGGCGACATAACGAGACAAGAAAATGTAAGTTTTGAAGAGTATGTGTTTACATCATTACCTTCTACCAAATTATACAACTCAGTATAATTATTTTTTAAATCTTCTTGAAAGTATCTTTCAAAACCATTTTCTGAATTTTTTTGAGGAAGAAAAACTTCTATAGTTCCTGACTGCCCAAAATTTCTATTATCAACTACTCTGGCAATATATAACATAATTAAATACTCGGTATTTTTAACTTTTTTCCAAGTGTATAATCTTCTATCCCATTTACAAAATTATTAATACTTGTAATCATCCAGGCCAAATTTGAATTTCCAAGATAATAGTCTGCAACCAAATCAGGCCTATATTCCATTCCTTTTAAAACAGAGCCTTCAGAGTATTGCTGATCTCTTACATCTTTTAACTCGGCAAAACCTTTCGTATCTTCACCTAAAACACTATTAAATGTTAACTGCTGTAATTCTGTTATACTCATTACCCATTAATCTCCTCTTTTGATTCATTAAGACCTTTTTCTTCTTTGTCAACTGGTTGTGTTTCAATATTTTCTTCAGGATTTTTCGCACTCTCTTTTTTTACTTCGCTACTTGTCATATTCGCTGTTGTTGATTTTATATTTATATTTTTATTTTCTACATCTATATCAAAAGTATAATATTTTACAGAATCTATTGTTTTATAATCTTTAACATATTTGTTACTTTGTAGTGTTTCAACAAAACTTCCATTTTGACTTATATTTTCTCTTTTAGAAAAAACATTTTCTAAAAGATTTTTACTGCCAACATAAGAAGCAAAAGATGGTATTGTATCCAAAAAATTTTTTGTCGTTTCAAACAAAGTAAGCGTAACTTTAAAGCCTTTTCTCATACAATTTCCACCAGCATCAAAAGCAAAATTATTTCCCCAGCTATCCTCACTTATTGGAGAAATTTGAATATCAGATGCCAAATATCTTTTACCATTGCCATCATTGTTACCATTGCCATCATTGTTACCATCAAAAACCCTTGTTATTTCAAAATTTTGCTCATTATTTAGATTGCTATTGCTATATTTTGGATAACTATACAAATCTGAAACTGTACTATATTTATTACCTGATTTGTTTGGTGGAATAATTCTTATAATTGGAGGTCTTATAAATGATGCTTTGCTTATTTCAGGAAGAACCAATGATCTATATAAGCTTTCTGTATATTGTATTGTAATTAAATCCCATGATTTTTCACGCTGCCAATTATCAGTATAATATTTATATAATGTATTACTTTCTGTATCACCAGAGTATTTATAGCCAGCATCAGTTCCATCAAGAGCAAAATATTTAGTGGTTAATGTTAATGTTGCCAATTCTCCTTTTGTATAACTTTTATATTGTACAAATTTTCCAAGAAATTCAGTTGTTGTATAAATTGCTTTTGAAGAGCCTTCTTGAATATCTGCATTAAATTCAAATGGTATAAAAAAACTTTCTATACTGCTTCCATAATAAGGTTCTATATATAAACCACCACTTGAATAAGGTTCTGTATATCTCGTAACGGAATTTGCAGATTTTAATTCAATATATGGTGCTTGATTATCACTATTATCGTCTTTATAGGCTTTTTCCAAAAAATCAGTTATTGAGCCTATTTCTATTCCTTTTCCTTGATTATCATCTGTTTTACCAAGTCTTGCAGCTGCATGTATAACAGTTTGATTATTTTGTTTATTATAATTTTTATTAAATGGTATTTTCCCCTTTTCTTCAATTGTTGGTAAATAAAAATTTTCATTTTTTAATTCGTCTTTTTCATTTTCATTCTCAACATAATTTAAAAATGGAAAATTGTTTTTTTGCTTTAATGTTAAAAGTTGTTTATCACTATAATAGTCTTTATCACCAACTTTAAAAGAAAAATTAAAAAAATTAGCAACTGGTTTTGCTAATGATTTTTTTCCTTTTTTTTCAATCAAGCCATCCTCTAAAGTTCCTTCTTTACCAGCAACATATTGTAACAAATTATTGGTTGGTCTTATTGTTAAACCAGGTTTTGATGTATATATTGTAAAAAAATTTGCTAGATTCAAATCAATTAAATCTTTAGCAGGTATATCAACAGAAGAGAATTTTCCATCCTCATTGTTTTTTATAGCCTTGGCAATTCTTACAAGAGAGTCAACTCCGAGGCCTAATGTAAAATCAGATATTCTTGTTTTATTCAAAGCATAATCTGCCATCTGCGAATAAGCGTTTTTTCCAAGATTTCCTACATATAATCCAGCAGCGTTTCCAAGTAGATTCATATATGTATTATATAATCCAAACTTAGAAGATAATTTTACCCTTTTTAATTTATTGTTTTTTATTTTTCTAAGCTTAATTCCTAACTCATCTTGTTTATCAGTTAAATTGACGCTTTCTATTTCACCACCACCACTTATGGCTGTTTTTATATTTTCATATCCTTTATATATTCCATTTTGAGTTTTTAATTGACTAAGCTGACTTAATAATGATTCTCCAACTTCAGCATTATTATCACCATCAAGATAATCTTCCAATGACAGCTGATCTTGTTCTTCTACATTTGAGATAGTTACACCTTTTCCAGCACCATAATCTTTTTCTTGCCAAGGTGAAATTTTCCATATATCTTTTTCATCAATATCATCGTTTTTTTTAACAAAAGCATCTTTTACAGCCATCTACTTACCCATCCATTTTTAAATACTCAAAACGCTATTTAATTTTTCAACATTCATTGTTGAAACTTTTACTTCTTTATTGTTGCTAGAGCCAAATGACAAATCTTCGGTTCCTTGTTTTATTACACCAACCATATTTTCTTGTGTGAATATACTTCTTAGTTGTTTCAATTGCTCTACAACAAGCATTATATTTTCACTAATTCCCCTATTTATATCATTAACAATAGAACTACTTCTAGTTTCAACAGTATTGTTTTCCTGGCTATTGTGATAAACTGTTGAGGCTTGGCTTTCTGTTGCGGAGTTGCTTATATTTCCCCTTGTAGCAACAGTTCTTCCGCTAGAATCGGCTCTTATCTGCTCAGAAGAATTTTTTTGTTCTTCTGTGTTATCTTTAATAGCTTCTGTATTTTCAGCAGTTAACCCAAATATACGACTTATTAAACCAAACAATTTTCCAAGACCATTAGCTATCCAAACAATAGGTTTTAAGACAATCTGTAATACCTTAGCCAAAAATTTTATTATTGGAATAAGTATTGGCAGTAAACTATCGATTAATGGGAACAAAGCTTTTGATATTTCTTCTATAATTGGAGTAAGTGCCTCATTAAGTATATTTGTAACTTGCTCTGTCACCTTTGAAATCTTATCCATAAACTTTTGGTTTTTTTGTAATATAGGTGCTAACAATGTCAAAACAAGACTTATTGGGCCTAAAAACTTCATTGCTCCTCCAAGAATACTTTTTAATGCCCCACCAGCACCACCAGCTTCAAATCCGGCTCTTACACTTGCTATTGGTTTTTTTATACCTTGTTCGTAAGCAGAACTAAAAATATTACCAGAAAATTTTGCTTGTTTTTTCAGTTCAGTAATATTATTTTTTGAGTCTATTATTTTTCCTTTAACATTTTTTATTTCATCTACATTACCGCCAAGATATGCTTGTGTTAAACTTTTTTTTAATCTTTGAAGTTCTTTTTTTTCATCATTTATTAAAATTTTGTTCATTTCTCTTGTTGTTTCAAAATCACCAGCATCTTCTATCGCACCAGTAGCTTTTCCGATTTTATTTATAATATCATCTATTGATTTTTTAATTCTTGGAACAACCAAAGCAAGAACACCTAAAACTGCTGGCCCCATACCAACAATCATTCCTTTTATTTTATTAAGAGTTTTTTCAAATAGGCTAAAAGCATCTTGTGTTTTATCCAAACCTTTCGCAAGTTCCTCCATTGCTTTTACTTCTGGCGTAACAGCATCTTCTGTTATTTGTTCCATATCGGCATATTTCATAGCATCTCTATAAGAAATATTAAATGTTTTTGCGAAAGCACTACCAGCAATAGGTCCCATTTCTTTTAATCTATTTCCAAAATCAGCAAGACCAGCTCTCATTTGGTTTTCATCAAAGTTACCAGTCAAAGCATCAGAAATACTCATTCCCAATTGGGCATACAATCCTATATTTTTTTCTATATTATCTGGGTCTGTAAGTTGATCAACTAAAGCTGCTGCCTTAGATGCTTCCAAACCGACCTTTTCAAATTGTGAGGCAAGTTTTGCAGTTCCTATTGCCATCTGCTTTATATTGTTCTCGTTAGAGCCAAAAGACTTCATATTGTCTGTCATCTTTTTTATAGATGTAGATACAGTTTCAATTCCTTTCTTTGTAAGACCATAAGTTTGTGAGATTTTTTGCATAGAAGCATATATTGATGCTATTCCATTTTCTCCAATCTTCATAGTTTTATTAAGGTAATTAAATGTATCCGCGACATTTTCCCTTGACACATCTGTAGCCATTGAAAATAAACTAATTGCTTTTGTTGCTTCCTTAAAATTTCCTATATATCCATTATCAATTAAAGATTTTACAGTATTATTTGCGTTTTCAATACTTTCACCAACTTCTTTTGTAGCTGTTTCAAATGCTTCTTTTACCTGCTTAAAGCCATTCCTATTAGCTTCTCCAAGCCTAGCGCTCATTTTTGTCAGCTCAGAATTTATTTTTACGGTGCTTTTAAACAAGCTATCAAAACCATCAACTGTAAGTCCTATTGTCGATACAAAATGATTTCCTTGTTCATTAATACCTTTTAAAACATTTGATAATCCTTTTAATATACCATCTCTTGTTTTTAATTCTTTATTTGTTTCTTTTTCTTTATTTAAAGTGTCGTTTCGAGTTCCATTATTTTTTTCTTCTTGTTCGCCTTGTTTTTTTAGAAGATTAATTTGTTCTTCTGTAAGCCTATTAAGATTTTTTAATAGTTCTATTTCTTCCTTATTCATAAAACTTAACTTAACTAATCTCTAACTCCTTTTATCACATCCTTTTCTATATTAGGATAGCTTACAAGTTCAAGGTTTGTATTAAACTCATTTTTTGTTATCTCATGTACTATTTTTGAAATAACATAAAAACCAGAAGCTTCGTGAAGCATTTGATTTGCTTTATCATTATTATATAAAACTTCTGTATAATGATCTCCATTGTTGTCAACTCCACCTCCTTTTCCAACAACATTTTTATTTTCTCTTTCATACCAAGCACTTCCTGTATAAATATCTGTAAGCCTTGGCATATTTTTTAATATTTTATTTGCTGCTTCTTTTGTCATTTCATCGCTTCTTTCACCAGCAATTATTCTTCTTGTAAATTCATTCTGTGGCATAAGCAAATCAAGCTTTATTGGATATGTATATGGTTGTAAATCACCGTCAAAACATAAAGATGGGTCTCCAAGAATTCCCATATTTACATTATACATACTGCTTGAAAAAGCATTTAAATAATTTTCAGCTTTGCTTCCAGCTATATTTGTTGAATCTCCTGTATAACCAACAGGCGTTTTTATTTTTTTGTCCTTGTTAAGTTCTATGCTGCCACCAACTGAAATACAGGCATTTCTTGGTATAATTCCGTCATTTGTTTTGAAAGCATCTACGGCACTAAGAACAGCAAATTCATTTGAGTTTTTTATATTTACACTCTTTACACAACTTTGTATCGGATTATTTGGACCCCAAGTATATTGTCTTATTCTATCTATTTTTTTTACACTTCTGTAATAAAGACAAATATAAACTATATTATTGTTTATATCTTCAAATGTAAACCATTTTAGTGGTCTTGCTGAATAATTGCCATTATCTGAAATTATTTTATTACCATTTTCATCTGCTACATCCTTCCATTTTTTTTCAATCTTTGGTGGACAGCTTGCACAAAATTCATTCATAAGTTGAGCCACTGACTTATACAAAGGAGGATTATCTTTGAAATTTCTTTCAGTTGAATTATTATAGTTTCTTACGGCATCTTCACTTCCAAACTTTATGGTTATATCTTTTAAATATTTTGGATTATATACAATACCTTTTCCAAAGCAAGCAGCCGTATACAAATCCTCAGTTTCTGCTTCACTGTTAATCAGCTTTTCATTCTTCATTTTTTTAAAATCATACTTCATATTAAGTATGTCTTTCATATAATTATCATCAACGTCTTCAACAAGACATATTTTTACCCTGCTACTAGATATATTATGCCCATCATTATCCTCGTTAAAAATGTGCATCAAATTATAAAGAACTTCTTCTGGATTAGCCGTAAGCTCAGCATACCTTTGTAAAAACCTTGTCTTCATCGTAACAGAATCTTTTGATTCTATTGCTTTTATTCTATATATCAAGCCTTCTTCGGTAAATTCTGTTTCAAAACCTATTATCATAAAACAGTATTCTCTTGAAACCGAAGTTGTTTGAAAAGGCGATCTCAACATACTGTTAAATGAAATATTTTCATTATTACTATTTTTTGGCTCTTCATAATCTGGGTTATTTATATTATCATTTATAGATATATAATCACCATTTTGATTTTGAATTTCGTCATTTTTTACCCATTTTTTTATTTCTTTTACATTTATATTAGAATTACTTCCTATATTTGATACATTCCACCATCTGTAATCTCTTCCAGTAGTATCTTCAAACCTACCATTAAAAGCATCAGTGCTTGGATCCTTAAAATTAAAATTTTTATTCTGCTTAATATTGCTATTATCAACATAACCAAATCTTAATTTTAAATTTGTAGGACTATATGATACAGCGGCTTCTTTTATATCAAGATATCCGTCTTTTATTCCTTCAGAATAATCAATTGAATTATCATACGAACTATTATCTTCAGCTGCTTCTTGATTATAAAAAGGATTTTTTAATGATTCTCTTATAACAGATTCTAACGAGAATACAGTTTTATCAACAGGATCCAAGGTTAAAGAACCAAAATCTGGGTCTTTAAGAATTAATGTTATTTCTTTTACGCCATTATCTGTTATTGAAAGACTTTCAAAATAAGGATACTGAATTGAATTCATTTTTTTAAACGAATTCACAACTTTTTGTTTTAACTCTCTATAAGTTATAGATTCACCTTCATCAACATAATTATTATTCTCATCTAATTTCTGCTTATAAAAAACTCCTGTTCGCTTTCCATCATTAAGTTTTTCTTTATAAATTTCCTTATCACTTGAATTTTCTTTTGTTAGTACTATATTACCATTACCATCATAAGACAAACTTCCAAGTCCTTGCCTAAAAGAAAATTCGACATATGGCGTCATTCCATTAAGCATATCATAATATCCTTCAATTGGGACAAAATATTGTTTACCTTCACTTTGTTTTTCTGGTCGTACCATCCAAGACTGAATAAAATCCTCGACTTGTTGTATGCTTATACCTTCATAATCATTTTCGCTTATTTCTTGTACTGGTTCATTGTTTGGAATTAATGTGGCAAAACGATATTCTTTACTATTTAATTTGTACACACCACCATAATGATAACCGCTTATTGAATAAACTTTTAAATTTCTTTTTGCCTTACAAACTGCTGTTATAACTATATCATCTATATCAATGTTTTTTATTTCTTTTGGTGTATCTTCTATTTTTTTTATTTCATTTAAAAGCATTCCAAACGCATTTAATTTTGATACTTTACCAAAATCAAATTCAGATATTTCTTCACTATATTGATACAAATTTCCTATTTCACTTTCCAAAGCATTTTTATATTTTTCATTTATTGCTCTACCACTATCACTGCTTTTTAAATTTAATTTATCCATTATAGATTTTGGTATTGAGTTGCTATCTTCCAAAATAGTTATTGCAAGAACTACATTTAAAAAACCAGCATAATCAGTCTCTTCAATATTTGAAATATTTTTATTTCCATAAACAGATTTTATCTTATTATTAAATACTCTGGTAATTGTTTTACAAAAAACATTTGATTTTATTTTTAAATATTTTTTGTATTGAACTTTATCATTATCATTATCATAATAATATTTTTTTAACTCATCTAAAACTTCTTTGCTGGCATCTTTAATTATATACCCTTCATTATATTTAAATTCACATTTCCATTCTTCTAATATTCCTTTTACATTGTTATCTTGCTCACTTTTACAACCATATACAAAGAGCTTATTTGCGTTATAAGATGTGCTACCATCGTAAGTTTCTATATTTCCTCCAAGTTTTACAACATCTTTCGGTTCCCTATTCATTATTATTTCGTTTCCATCATAGCTGTTTATTTTTTCATATATGCTGGTTCCTTTCAAGACTTCAAGTAAATCAACTTTTGAATTTACATATTGATTTTTTTTAACGAAAAGACGTTTTGTTGTATTATCTGAAGTAGGTATAATTTTAACACGAATTAATGTATCTCCTGGTTTTGCGTCTTCTTCATTGAATGTGTTTATTTTATTATATATATCACTAAAATTTTTATACTCTTTAAATTCATTATCATTTTTATAAAATATTTCACAACTTTTTATCTGACCAAGTTTACTAATCACATCTTCAAAAGATGTATTTAATATCCTTTCTTTTTTTGTCTCTGATTTTGTTTTTTTGTTTATCTCTGTATAATTACATTTTACTTCCCATTCATAACTACTTAAACCAGCATTCTGAGCTACTTTCAAAAATTCATTTTTACATCCTTCTTTTATATCACTTAAAGAAAAATCTCCCGTATTGCTACTTTTTTCTTCATCACCTTTTTCTATCAAAAAGCCAATATTTCTCTCTAAAATCTTGCCAAGAGTTATTTTTTTATTATTGTAATTTTCATAAGCAGATTGAAAAAGTTTTATTTCTGTTTCAAATTGAACAATTCTATCGCCATCCCTTTCCATACCACGAATTTTATTGTAGTAGTTCTTATTTTTTTCATTAATAGCTAATACTAAACGGAATTTGTCAGAATTAAAATAATTATATTTTTTAACAATTATATAAGTTTTATTATCATTGTCGCTTTTAAACTCATACCAAGCATATAAAGTTTGTTTGTTTGGTGTCAGTATATCAATGGCTATATATAATGCCTCAAATATTAAATCGTAATATTTTTTTTCAGGCCTTATAACTTCAATATCTTCAATATCTTCAATGTTTGTTACATAAGCATATGTTTCAAGTGGTCCATATAAATCAGGTTTTATTTTTTCGTTTTTAAATTTTTTAATATTGATCGCAAGTTTATTTTTATCAATAAAATCGCCACTGGTTAAACTCAAACAGGGTATTGATGAAACTGCCTGCTTTAATTGTGTATCTAAATTTTTTTTTGAAAAATTAGTATCGAGCAAATCACCCAGTAAATCTTTTCTTTCTAAAATCATCTTTTCCTCTTACAAATAATATATATTTAACTTAAACAAAAAACTCCACCTTTTTGGTGGAGTTTTTTATATTTACTAAATTGATATTAAGCAGATTCAGTAGAGGTCTTAGAATCGCTGATTTTAATAGCAAGATCATATTTAAATGTGGCTGTTATTTCGCAAGCATCATTAGAAGTATAATCAAGTTCGCCATATTTTACGTTTTGTGGCCAAATACCAAAAATATTCCAAGCCCTAACTATATTTCCTGCTGGATCAAGCTGAGCCAAAGTTGCTGATGTAGCATACTGTGTTTTATAACCCATCTGACCAGTTAATGGATTATAAACCATACAAGACCAGTTATATAAAATATCACCAGCTGAAAGTTCATTTCCATCAGTATTTCTAATAAAATCATAAAAACTACAATTTATATCTGCCCAAGTAGGACTTCCAGCAAATTTATAAGTTTCATTCATCCTTTTTATTTCAATTGGTGATTCTGTTGAAAATTCAGGTGCGTTACAACTTTTTGCTACGAAAGCCAAAGCTTCTGGCTGTTCACTAGTGTTACCAGGTATTGCTGAAAATTGAAATACCCAATTATTCCTTTTTAAGGGTTGTAGCTTAAAGCTACGACTATCAGATATCTTTAAAGCCATATTGTTTCTCCTTTATTCATTGTTATCTTTTTAAATAAAGGAGATTTCAGTATACTTTTTGTCATTTCAGTATACTTTTTAATCGTTCAATCAAATTTTCATTATACCAAATTACAGCATATTCAAAACCATTTTTCCTACACCATTTCCTTTTCAACCAATCGTGATGCTTTTGCTTATGAAAATTGTAAACATTATATCTGTGTAAAAAAGGAACATATTTTTCGTGCTGAACGCCATTATATTCGATCATTATTTTCAAATTATTAAACAAAAAATCTGGTCTTAAATAACCATTATCAATCAAATTAATTTGTTTATCGTGAACAAAATCAACATTTTCTTTGTATCCATTTTCTGTTAGGTATTCAAGTATTTTATTTTCACCTTTAGAGTTTTCGCTACATAACGGACAGCAAATACCATTAACATTAATTGTCATACAAGATTGCTGAAAATTAAAATTATGCTTTTTACAAAATAGATTAATTATCGTATCTCTATTTTTGTATATGAATTTTTCAAAAGTATAATCATCACCACACAATTTCAACAGCCTATTATTCACTTCTTCTTGTGTTAACGCTCTTTTCTTTGCCCCTTCAATTATAGCACAAATTCTACAACCAGAAGCACTTTCAAGAAAATCTATTGGTTTAATTTGAAAATCTTTACAGCAAGTTTTACAGAATATTATTGTATCGGTTGTTAGATTTTTATATTTGTCTTTATACAAAATATATTTGTTTGGAAATTTTTCTTCTGTTCTTCTTTCAAATTCTTCAAAAGAAATAGATTTCAGTTCTGCTCTATATTCTGTAACACATTTTGGACAACCAATTTTTGAACTTAGATGTATTCTTACTTTTTGTTCAAAGTCAGTATTACAAGCCTTGCAATGTATTTTTAAAACATCATCATTCGTATAGAATTCTTTATCTAAAATATAATTATATTTTTCAAAATCTAATTCTTGTATTAATTTTTCTTTTGGAAGTTTTTGCTCGTTTCTTTTACAAATTGGACAACCAGAAGTTTCTCTTAATAATGATTGAACTGATAATTCTTGTTCTCCGTGAATTAAGCAGTTAAATTTAATATTTTTATCTGCTCCTAAATAAACAGATTTTGAAAAATCTAATTTTGGATGTAATTCTTTAATTAAATCAAGATTATCAGTTTTTAATTTTCTTCCTGTTTTATGGCAAGGACAATCACTGCCTTTTTGAAATTGGTCATATCTGACTTTCCAATATTTTGAGCAGTCGGGACAACCAATTTCAACATAAGGCTTTTTACTTGTTTTTATTTCTTCTGGCACCCTATCATAATTATAATTAACAGAGTGCGACGAAATACAATTAGTGATGAACTTAATTCTGTTCATTAATTTCTTTCTTTACTTTTGAAACAGAAAAATCTCTAATGCTTTCAAGTAAAAAATTATAAGATGATTGTGACAATCCCAGAACATAACTTGTAAATTTAAAACCTTCTGCAAAATTATATCCGTTTATAATTGAAAAAGCTATACCAATACCAATAGAAACTGCCACAGCTATAATAACATAAATTTTTGAGTTAATTGAAGATGGTAAAAGTTTTTTCACCAATTCAACAATGCCGTTAATCACTAAAGAAATAACTACTGCTTCTTGTGTCATTTTTATATCTCCTATATATTAATAATCAATTAAATTTTTAATTCTTGTTTCTAAAGGAATTGATTTATCAAAAAACACATTATCTGCACCTTTGGAAATAGTATCCCAACATTTATTTATATATTCTTCTGGATAAGGTTTATTCTGATAATAATACCTGAGTAAATCATGCATGGCACATTTTCTACAAGCACCTCCGCAAGTCCATTTATCAAGCTTAATATTATATTTTTCCTGAGCTTTTTGATTTAGATATCTAACCAATCTTCCAGCTGTTACACAAGAATAATAGTAATCTGTTGCTTCGTGTTTGTCAAGAAAATCAAGCCTTTTATTTTTGTCTGCTTTCTCTATTGGAAGGTAAATCAAATTTGGAAATAATTGTTTCATTCCATTTAAAAAACATTCTGTCATCTCTTTTGCGTCTGACAAATTTGTATCTGGAACAGCTTCTGAAAGAGGCAATCTTAAATCATCTCCTGATGATATTATATTTCCTCCGTTCTCCAAAAGCCAATCTATCATCATAGCAAAAAAAACTTCATTCTTTACTGGATTTTCTTTCCATGCCTTTTTATACTCTGGATATTCCTTGTTAAATTTCATACTTGCTTCTACAAACTGAAACTTAAACTTATCAGCAAATTCCTTTGCCACTTTATATTCTTGACCATTAGTATAAAAATTCATATTTTTAACATGGAAAAGAATAACTTCATATCCTTGCTCTCTTAAAACCAAAGCTTGATAAGCTGAATCCAAGCCACCAGAAAAAGCAAGTAAAACACTTTTCTTTTCCGTTAGTGAATTTTTTACAGAAAAGTCAAAATTATTAATTTCAGCTTGCTGATTAAAAGCATTATAGACAATATTTACAAAATCATTCAAACCAGAAAATATCGCTATTTTTTTATCAAACTCTTTTTTATTAAAATTATCATAAAGAGGAGCAATTATTTTTAAAATTTCATCCTCTTTATTTGGCGTATTATAAATTATTGCTTTTGATTCTACTGTCATTTCTCAATTACCACAATTTTTTCTGAATTATAAGATGCCTGAGTTAATTTTCCCTGCCTTGCATTTATATAATTTGTATTAACAAATTCACCGTCAATATAATCTTTATATTTTTCGATGTTTCCATCAACAACGAATACATATTTTTTACATAAATATCTTTCAAGCAATTTATCAATCCAATCATCACAACTTAAACTTGAAGAAATTTTTTCACCAGCTAAATTTTGCCATTCTTCTATTAATCCATAAGGAGGACAAGTAAGAAGACAATCATATTCACCAGAATCAAGAAGAGCATCTTGAACTTCCAAGTCAACTTTAATATCTTTTGGAATATAATCTTTTATAAACTCATAGCATTTTTTTGATTCATTTATTGTCTGATCATTTATATCTCTTCCGATATAATTTTTACCAGTACAAACTGCTCCAATCATTCTGCCTGAATAACCAGAAATCGGATCGAAAATTGTATCAAAATCATTAAGATATTTCTTAATTAGAATTTTAGCCGCTGCTGGCTTAAATGTTGAAACTTTTGGCGCAAACATTCCTGTTGTTAATCCAATTGAATAAATAAACTCTGGAACTTTACCTTCCCAAAGAAGTTTATTCTTTTCTTCGCTTTCATTAAAATAATCAGAAGATTTAAGTCTATTTCTATAAAATTTTTTAAATAATTCTTCATCTGATTTAAGTTTTTGCCAAAACTCATATGGACTTAATTTCCCGCCTTTATTTGCGAATTTAATTGATGGATGAAAATACGGAACTAATCTTGAATTTGCTTTCCAACTCAAATCTTTTGTTTTTAAAGAATGTATTTCACTTATTAATGTCTTTTTCTCAATTGGAAACTCTCTTTCTATCGGAAATTCAATGCTTTGTATCCTCTCAAACTCTCTTTTCCAAAATTTACTTACAAGCTCATCTGCTTGCTCATCTGTACAATTAGCCATTTCTAACTCCTTTTAATATTTAATTTTATCATTAAATATTAAAATAGTCAAGTTAATTTTATGGAACTAAATAAAATATTACTTGAAAATATAAATACTACAAATACTATGACGCCTGAAGATTTTAAAAAATTAACTGGACACAACTGGTCTGAAATATTATACATAATTAAAAATTATAAAAATTTGCTAAATAAAAATAATAATCATATGTTAAATGCTGCAACTGTCAAAACATCTATGAGTACAGAATTAACAGACAATGACATATATGATGTATGTTTACAGCTTGATGAAATTAATTGTCTAACAGGACATATATTTGAGTGTCTATGTTTTTTATATCTTGCTTTGCAAAATAAAAATGTAAAAATAAAAAAAGACAATTTTAATAATCCTGAATATGATATTATATTTGGAAATTCTATAATACAATGCAAATGGCATAATGGAGAAAATCTTATAAATTTTGGAACATATAATAAAAACTATAACAGATATAGTAATAATTTTTATTTTTCTGTAATGATAGGAAGTCAAGCAGAGACAAAATATTATTTTAAAACTGACAAGAACTATATTCAACTAGCTGCCAATTATGCCAAATTAATGAATGAAACAGGAAATTTTGAGCCTTTGGAAGATTTAAAAAAATATAATTTAACAAAAATATCTGGAAATTATAATAATAAAAAATTCAATCCTTTTGTTTATAAAAATTCAATAAATGAAGACATAAACCAAAAAGAAATTTATCTGTCCTATTTAACAAATAATATAAATGGAAGCGTTGATATAAATAAATTAAAAGATTATATAAAAACAAAAGGAAAAAAATTTTTTATCAATCCTATGTTTTTATCAGAAATAAGCTTAAAAACTGAAAATGTTTCTTTTAAAAATTGTGTTGATAAGTTTATTGGTTATTTTAACAATGATAATCTTAAAAGAATAACAAACCAAAAAAGAATAGAGCAAAAAGAAGAAATAAACAGCTCTTCTTTAGGTTTTAAAAAACAAAGAGTAAAAAGTTCTTTAAACAAATCAAATAAAATAAAATCAAGAATAGGGAATGATTACGCTAAAAATACAATAACAAGAACTACAAAACAAATGTTTAACTATTAAAAAAATACCCACAAAGAAATTTCTTTGTGGGTTTAATTTTAAATTTCTGTTGCAACTATTTCATTGTCTTTTGCTTCAAGAAGAATATCAAGCCCTTTATTGCTCGCTTTTTCAAGCAATTCAAGTCTTTTTAGAACTTCTTGTTTAAATCTTTCATAATCAGATTTAAAAGCCCCTAGTGTTGTCATTTTTGATACCTCCTAGAATTAACTTATTCAAAGTTCATTTCTTCAAATTTTTTAGTTAATTCCTGAACTTCTTCTATCAGGAATTTTCTTTTTGATTGCAATTCTTTTGACCAACTACAATCACTCTCGTTCAATTTTCTTTGATAACAACTTAGAGCATCTAAAATTACACTTCGTTCTATTGGTAACATTTTTCCTCTTATATTATAACATTTTTCAACTGGAAACAGCACTGGATTTAATCTTATTTCGTCTGAAATCATAATCAACACCTCCTTTTTAAATACTGTTTGGATTTACAAATTCCACCATTCTTCCTCTTTTAAATTTTAAAATTCTTTGGTTTGAACTACCTCTGAATTTTAATTTTATATTTCTATATCTCTCAATATAAGGGCCATCAACTAAATAGTCTATATATTTAAAAATTTTATGATAACCATTTTTCTTTATCCAATCTTCATAATAATATCCAGTCCAAACCCAAATGTCTTTTTTTGGGAACATCTTTTTTATTTCTTTCAAAAGCTTACATTCATCATCTATATTGAATAAAGAGAGTGGTTCTCCACCCAATAAAGAAAAACCAGTTATATAAGGTTTATCTAAGGCTTCAATAATTTGCTCTTTTATTTTCTTTGTAAAAAGATTTCCATATTCTTTGTTCCAAGCAGTCATATTATGGCATCCAGGACAAGGATTACCATCCAAAGCTTTTTGACATCCTGAAACATACAAAGCTACCCTGACCCCTGGCCCATCAGCAAAATCTGTAAATTTTATAGTTGCATAATTCATATTTATTTTCTCATTATAGGATTTCCTACCACAAATGTGGTAGGAATATTTTTATTAATTACTGCATGTGAACATATCTTGCTGCTAAGTCAGCAGATCTTCCATGATTTATGTTTAGACTATTTGAATTAATTCCTGCTGCTGCTTCTCCAGCATAACCACATGTCCTTATTTTTTCTGACAATGTTCGCTGGTCAGCATTACCACATTGTGGACAATGGAACAAATATTTTCCACCATAATTATTATCTAATACTAACTCTCCATCATATCCACATTTAAAACATCTACCAATTTTTGTATTTATTTCTGCATACAAAATGTTATCATACATAAATCTTATAACAGCAAGAACGCCACTTATATTATTCTCAAGGTTTGTTGCCTCTACATAAGATACTGCTCCACCTTTTGATAAAGCAAGATATTTTCCTTCCAAAGCCAATTTATCAAATGCTGATATTTTTTCTGCTGGATTTACGTGATAAGAGTTTGTAACATAATCATGGTCTGTTACTCCATAAATATCAGTTCCAAAATCTCTTTTTAAAGCATTTGCTGCTTTATCAGTTAAAGCCTCTTCAGGAGTTCCATAAATTGAATATGGAATTTTATCCTGCTCTTTCCACTCAATACATTTCTTATTAAGGAATTCAAGAATTTTAAATGATAATTCCTGCCCTTCTGGTGTTGTATTTGATTTCTCAATCAAAGCCATACAAGTTTCATAAAGACCAATGTATCCAAGTGATATTGTTGTATAATCAAGATCGTTAAGCATTGATGACAAATCACATTCATCATCCAATCTTGAAAGTCCGCCATACATCCAAAGAATTGGAGCATTTTTTGCTCTTATTTTTTTACAAGAAAGATTTCTTTCCTGAAGTCCTTTGTGGGCTATCTCAGCATATTCGTTCAAAACTTCAAAGAAATCTCTTCCATCTTTTTTAGATTGTAGAGCAGCGTGTGGAATATTAATTGTAACTACACCCTGGTTCCACCTACCATATGTCTTTGGTTCTACACAAGTAATTATATTTGCTTCTTTCTTGATTATATAACCTGTATTTCCAAGGTAATTATAAACAATCTTATAATCTTCATAATCTCCAACTGGAATA